TGGCTATGGCTATGGCTCTGGCTATGGCTCTGGCTATGGCTCTGGCTCTGGCTCTGGCGATGGCTCTGGCTATGGAATTAAAACATTCAATGGCGACAAAGCATATATCATTGATGATATTCCTACAATTATCAAGCATGTTCATGACAATGTAGCTAAAGGATATATACTGAACGATGACTTTACATTGACTGAGACATTTGTTGCAAAAAGGAATGGGAAATTCGCTCATGGAGAAACATTGCACGAGGCCTTTGCTTCGCTTCAAGAAAAATTGTATGACGATTCAACCGAGGAGGAAAGGTTGGAAGCTTTTAAAAAGCATTTTCAGGACTTTACTAAAAAGGTATCGGCTAAAGAATTGTTCCATTGGCATCATGTGCTGACCGGTTCGTGCAAGCAAGGAAGGCTGTCATTCTGTGCCAATAAGGGAATAGACATTGACAATGATACTTATACCGTACATGAGTTTATAGAATTAACTCAATATTCTTATGGCGGTGATATAATCAGAAAATTGAAGTAATATGTAATTATCCCGTGGCTCTCAATAGATGTTTGAGAGTAGTAAGGCAACCATCGGAACGCCCACGGGAGTTAACTAAATTGTAACAGCAATGGATACGCTTTTCAACTATATTAATCTATTCTTCGTTTTCTTTCTCGGGTTCGGATGCGGCATTATTTTTGTCTATTTGATGACGAAAATAATAGACAAAGCAATTCACGCATGCTCTGACAATCAAGAAGCCAAATGCAATAAATCCGTAAAAGAAGATATATGTAAGAAAGAAAATCCTTATCACATATCTATATCCAAGATTGTAATTAGCAGGAAAGAAGATAAGAAGGGAGGAGGCGATGACGGTACCCGAAAGTAGGAATAAGTATTGGGGTTTATATCGAATTCTTGCCGCTATATACGCAACGGCAACAAAAAGGTACGATATATACACGCAAATGATAGATGCAGTGGCTGAGAAAACAACCTGTTCATAAAACTCCAAGTTGGCAAACTCGGGTATGTACAGATACAAGACAGTAAATAAGACGGGGAACGATACCGCAAAAGCGGTAAACAAAGACTTATGCTCCATATTGTAGCATTTGATTAATTCTGATAAATCCATATTTCTTAATTTTTAGTTTGGCGACACAAAATTAAGAAAATCCCCTGATAATAACGTGATGTTGCCAATCGAATTGGTTCAGGGGAACAAAGCCTGTAAGGGTGAATAATTCATGATAGCTTTTTAATGTAGACAGTCCCGTCCACGTGCTGGTCGGGAAACACTGCGACATGGTGGAATGGTAGACGCAGCACTCTATGATAGGAATGTCAAACCTTAGATGTGTGGAGCTTGACAACTCGTCCCGGTTCGAGTCCGGGTGTCGCAACATCTTCACTACAGATGAAGTATTTGTTTAGTCGTAGCCGGGCGGTCTGTGAAGATAGTCCGGTTTTTCTTGAAACCAATTAATAACAATCATATGAAAACATTACAATTAAGTGAACAAAAAGCCCGTGAACTATATCGGAGCGGTTCAAAAGAACTAAAAACAGTATTGGAAGAATCCTTTGGAAAAGATTTCTTTTCACAAGACGTTACAGAAAGAGTGAAAACCTACCTTGATGCTTGCCACGAGTTGGGAAGGGAACCACTCGATGAGAAAAAGCTATTGGAATTAGGCTTAACGGAACACGATATTGCTTACCAAAAGCTGACTCTAATTATAGAAGCCCTAAACGAAGGTTGGAAAGCTGATGTATGCGATGCAAACGTGAGACGCTGGTATCCGTGGTTCGAGCCTAATGGGTCTCCTTCCTCTTTCGCTTTCTGCGGTTCGGCTTGCGCTAATGCGTATGCGAATGCGGGTTGCGGGTCTCGCCTTTGTTTGAAAAGCGAAAAGCTTTCCAATTATTGCGGGAAGCAATTTATTGACATTTGGAAAGACATCCAGATAGGATAAGATAACAATCATATGAAAACATTTGAAGAATTAAAAGAAGAACTCTTGACCCGCGCCAAAAATGCTGGCGCATGCCAATCCGGCTACGCAATGGGTCTAAGAAGCAATACGAAAGCCGACCTGCTAAAAGCCATTACTGAAAATTGGTTTTGGGTTTTGAGGGATGCAAAAATTATCGATGCTGAATATTTGGAAGATAACTTCACAGAAGAAGAATTATCTCAAGCTGGTATTTATACCAAGAATACCCATGAGGTTAGAACCTCTTCATTTGCCTGCGGCAGTGCAACGGTGAAAGCCTGCGGCAGTGCAACGGTGAAAGCCTACGGCAGTGCAACGGTGACAGCCTGCGGCAGTGCAACGGTGACAGCCTGCGGCAGTGCAACGGTGATAGCCTACGGCAGTGCAACGGTGAAAGCCTGCGACAGCGCAACGGTGACAGCCTACGGCAGTGCAACGGTGACAGCCTGCGGCAGTGCAACGGTGACAGCCTATGAAAACTCCTATGTAGAAGATTGTACGGGTAATATTAGACCGGAATCTGATTACGCAATAGTCAAAGATTACTACAACCATAAGATATATATCAAAAAAAGGAAATTTGAGATTATAGAGGTTTGACCTATGCCGCATCAAAGGTAGTGCTATTACCGTACTAAAAGCCGTGAGAGAAGCGAAGTGCGCACCGCTTCCCTTTAACCTTGTACGGGCGGTTTAAAAACACAATACAATGGAAAATGAACTTGAAGAACTGTACAAGGAGCTGAACGAAGTCAAAGCTTGCGATTTGGACTATCTTCCCAAGTATGGGTATTCTTCAAAAGAAGAAATCATTCAGCTTATAGAGGTAGACATTGAGGCGTTGCGCGCAGAACTCGAATGTAATCAATATGATTATACACCTGACGAACTCGAAGACGAAAGGATGCTTCTTTGCGTTAGTCAAGGGCTACCAAGATATTGTTAAACTAAAAAAACATTTATAATGAGTACAATAACGACAATCCCGCAGCTTAAATCAATGCTTGCGAATGACAATGTGAAAGCACGTTTCAAAGAAATTCTCGGAAAGAAAGCGCCGGGATTTATCAGTTCGATAGTAGCGGTTGCCAATAGCAATACATTGCTTCAAAAGGCAGAACCACAGTCTATCATGAATGCCGCTGTGGTAGCAGCTACTTTAGATTTACCTATCAACCCCAATCTCGGATTTGCTTACGTTGTCCCTTACGGCAATCAAGCGCAATTTCAAATGGGCTGGAGAGGTTTTGTTCAACTTGCTATGCGTAGCGGTCAATATAAGACAATAAACGTAAATGAGATATATGAGGGGGAGATAAAGAAGTCGAACCGATTTACCGGAGAATATGAATTTGGAGAACGCGCTTCTGATAAGATAGTAGGCTATATGGCTTATTTCAGTCTCATCAACGGTTTTGAGAAGTTTCTCTATATGAGCAAGGAAGATTGCGAAAAACACGGAAGGAAGTTTTCACAAACGTATAAACGCGGCACAGGCATATGGTCTACCGACTTTGACTCTATGGCAAAGAAGACAGTTTTAAAAATGCTACTTTCTAAGTTTGGTATCTTAAGTATTGAAATGCAACGTGCCCAAACATTCGACCAGGCTATTATAAAGGATAACCTGGCAGAAACCGACATAGACGAAGCCGAAGTGTCGTACAATGATAATCCCGACAATGAGGAAGCCAGACGCAATGCAATGAAAGAGGCTTTGCAGGAAGCGGAAGTTGTCGATGAAAACACAGGCGAATTATTTAATACTGAGACAAAATGATTGAACAGGGTAGTTTTGGATGGCTTCGCCAACGCCTGGGGAACTTTACAGGAAGTCGCATCGGGGACTTAATGACAAGCGGAAAGAAAGGGGAGCTGTTTGGGAAGACAGCCCTTTCATACATATATGAAGTCGCAGCAGAAAGAAACCTACTCCCTAAGTATATTGAAGATGATTATCTGTTTGAGATATACCAAAACCAGGTAAGCATCAACAACAAGTTTATAGAGTTCGGACACGAAAATGAAGATTTTGCCGCCGAACGTTACCAGCTTGTCACAAGATGCGAACTTGAAGAGTGCGAAAGTATACAGCACCCTACAATACCTTACTTCTCCGCTTCTCCCGACCGCATAGCGATTAAAGACGGCTTAAGAAAGGTGGTGGAAATAAAATGTCCAACTCCTAAAAAGTTCATGGAGTATATGAATGAGGTTAAGGATAACGATACGCTTAAATCAGTAAATCCTCTATACTTCTACCAAGTACAAGCGGAGATGTCCTGTACAGGATTGAGCAAAGCTGATTTTGTAGTTTTCTGCCCTTTCTTGAAACACAACATTCACATTGTAGAGATAACAAGGGACGATGCTGTAATCGCTGAATTTGAGAGACGGATAACCGAAGCAAACAAAATCATTAATCAAATACTGAATAGAAAATGAATTTAACCGGAAGCGTAAATTTGCTAAAGCTCGAAAAAGCGGGCATAGCAACAATCAAGAATAAGAAATGCGTTGTCATTCCGATAGAAGAAAACGACCTTTATGTAAGTATGGACGAGAACCTGAAAGCAAAAGCTGTCTATCTTAACGTTAATATTAATGAGCGTAGAGAGCCGAGCCAATACGGCAATACCCATTACTGCAAACAATACTTATCAAAGCAGTATAAGGATGCGAACAAGGCAGAAGCAGAAGCCAAGTCAAAAGTTTACCTGGGAGACTTCAAGCCTTATGAATTTGAGGGTTCCGGGAATGCTGCGGCTACGGTGGATGCACCATCCCTACAGACTGACGGGGAAGACGACCTCCCGTTCTAATGTGTAACCTATAAACATATAATATCATGCTGTACGAATTTAAGCTAAAAGTAAACAAGGTTAACGAGAAAGGCGATGAAAAGGAAGTCACCGAACATTACATAACCGATGATGAGCTTTTCGGTCATGTGGAATTGAAAGGCAATGAGCTATACAACGGTGAGTGTGATGTTTTCGCAATCAGCCGGAGTAAGATACGTGAGATTGTCAATGAGAAGCAGGAAGATGAGTTCTTCTATAAGGTTACTCTTGTTGAGATTTTCGTAGACGAAAACGGGAAAGAAAAAGAGAACAAGTATTATGTTCTAATAGCCGCAAAAGACATGGACGATGCCAACAGAAAGGCAGCGGAATACATGAAACAGGGGCTTCAAGATATGAAGCTGGACGCTATTGCAAAGACAAAGATTTTAGACTTGATATAATTAACCGAAAGCCCTCTGCTCACGCAGAAGTCCCGTGAAAGGTTCGGGTTAAGTGATTTAATTTCAGCTAACAGTTAACTATCCCGGTGTGGCTTGACCGCCTATCCGGGAGCGATAGCCTGTGAAGGTGTTTTTGGGAAATAATTTTATCCATACAATCTCGCCAAGCCCAACCAGGATTACGCCAATGGCACTGTATACGGGGACTGACGAGAAAATGGGGAATATGGTAGCGTTGAACGTATTGGGCGGTTATTCTTTTTGATTGCCAATTATTTTGTTTTAAAATTAGTATTAGTTATTCATTAGTTTATTATCCTTTACCATCCAGCAAAATAACGTGTTCTGTTCGATTCGGAACTTCCCCACTAATACAATCCATTATGAAACTTACAGTAACCAAATCCGAAGGTGCAATCATTCAGAAGCTTATCGCAGACCGAAAGTCAGACATTCATAATATTGGAGGTGACAGCAAGCAGGCAGAGCGTCTAAGTAAGCTGAACAAGAAGATTGCAAGGCAGATAAAGAAACAATACAAGACATGAGTCCTTACGTAATAACTTCTGCGGTTCTTATTACTTATGACGGAAAGAAGATACCGTTGGAAAACATAGAAAGTGGAATAATGACCCGACCTATCCAGTTGACTAAGGAGAGGACACTCGATGCTTTCTCCATGATGAAAGATAAGCCGGTGGATGTGGAACTTAAAATCAAATATATATGAAGAAAAAAAGAGAGTATATTACAATCACAACCGAAACGGACATATATATAGACGATTATCTCGATGATTTTATGACCGTCGCCTCTGATGAAGATTTGATTGAAGAAATAGAAAAACGAGGGCATGTGGTATATAAAAAAGGAATCCCTATTACTCCTTTTGGAGAGCAACCTATTGAATTTAACAATCCAGCCGATTTAAAAAGGCACTTATGCGACATAGCTAATGCCGGCTATTGTATATCCAATGAAGAACTTATCAATGAAATAAAATTAAAACTACCATAATTTGCATGAGACATTTAGAAGACAAACTCCAAAAAGCTTGCGTAAAGTGGTTTGATTACGCATATCCTAAATATAGACTAACTCTCCATCACTCTCCAAATGGCGGAAAACGCAATTCAATCGAAGCAGCAAAGTTCAAGCAGATGGGCGTTCGTGCAGGATTCCCCGATTTGATACTTCTTATACCGAATAAGTTTTATCCTTTCTGTGGAGTTGAGCTAAAGACAAAGACGGGCAGGCAGTCGGAGAATCAGAAAGCCTATCAGAAGGAGTTTGAAAGTATCGGCGCCAAATATGTCGTTGTTCGGTCACTTGACGAGTTTATCAATGTGGTGGAAGACTATTTGAAAGATGTATGATAACAATAAAAGATAGCTTTAAAGTTCCCTCAATCAAAGAAGTTGTCAAAGAGATAGAGCATATACCGAAATGTCCCCGAAGCGGGGAGATGAACATTTTGCATTTATACATGGATAGAAAGCGTTTATTTATTTCCGACAATTACAGCAGTAAAGAAAATGGTAGAAAAAGCAAAAAAGAAATCTTTCATTTTTAATGTTGAATGGCAAGAGATACTATTAGGTTACCCATCGGAGGTTAGACTTGAAGTGTACGATGCAATCATTGAGTATGTTGCATCGGGGACAATTTTGGAGCTGAAACCAATGGCTAAAATGGCATTCTCCTTCATTAAAAAAGAAATAGATTACAATACCTGCAAGTACAATGATATTGTGGCAAAACGAAGCGAAGCGGGGAAAAAAGCAATGAATAAACGCTACAATAAAGATGTAACAAATCTAACAAATGATAGCAAATCTAACAAATGCTATCAAGACGCAACAAATCTAACTGTTAATGATAATGATAATGTTAATGAATCTCCTAACGGAGATAAAGTAGATGCTTTTCTCCCGGAAATATCAGACAAGCCTCTGAAAGAATGTTATGAGGAATTATCCGCCAATAGTTCATGGATAGAAACCGTTGTAATAAACAAGAGGTCTGCCGGACATCAGGACTTTACCCTGGAACATTTCCAGGAATATCTCAAAAAATTCTTTGAAAAACTTCAAAATGAGGGAGAAATCCGTAAAAGCCCTAAAGACGGCATGGCTCATTTTGTTAGGTGGCTGGATATTGAACTCGGGAAATCCAAAACGGACATGTATAAGGCAGCGAACGAACAGTTATTGTTGTCTGTCAAAGAGGATAAGAAAGGGTACTACCAATTCTTGTCGTACATCAAGAGGCAAGCTCCTTATTGTTTTTCAAATATGCGGCTGCCTACCGAGGAAGAGTTCTTGCTACTACGGGGTAAATACGGGAATGAGATGTTTAAAAGCGCATTGCGCACCATTGAAGGCAGGTCAGACATACGTTCTAAATGGGATGTCTTGTATTATGCTGTCTTAAAACAAATTGAATATCAAAATGGAAGTTAATGTACAATTACGTGATGAGGAAGCAGAGAAAATCGTTCTCGGTACTATCATAGCAGAGCGTGATGCCATAGAAATGGTAAGGGACATCCTAACCGAAGAATGTTTCTATAATCCGTTCCATGCGGAGATATACAAGGCGGTGATTCAGGTTGTATCATCAGGGAATAGAGCTGACCTTGTTTTCGTAAAGGGTAAATTGGAAGAAAACGGGGTAAAGTTCGACATTGTTGAATACATGAATATTGTATCGTGTCATACATTCGACCTTTACCAATACGCTTCAAGACTTCAAGATTTACACATACGAAGGAAGTTTTATTCAATCGGACAATATCTTGTTTCCAACTCATACACTGAGGCAGAAGATATTGAAGATGTGGCAAAAAGGGTCAATGAAGATATGGCTTCATTGTTCAAATCGAGCAGTACCACCGTTTCTTCGATAAATGAAGGAATTGAAAATGTGTACAAAATGATTAACGAGAACCTATCCGGCAGCAAGCCACTGACTGGAACACCAACAGGATTTGAGAAGATAGACGCCAAATCCGGAGGATTGCAGAAATCTGATTTGATAATCGTTGCAGGTGAAACATCGCAAGGAAAAACCTCATTGGCAGTGTCTATGATGCGAAATGCGACCTGTTCGGATGCAAAGATAGCCATGTATTCAATGGAGATGAAAAAAGAGCAAATCGCAGCTCGTATTCTCTCTATGGAAAGTGGAGTACCAGCCAATCAAATCATGTATTCGAGACTTACCGATTCACAGATACAGGCCATTGACAAAGGGGTTGGAAATATTGCAGGGAAAAGCATATACTTTGACGACCGGAGTACATCAAACATAGACACGATTATATCCTCTATCCGTTATATGAAGATAAAGCATGATATTGACGGTGCCGTGATTGACTACCTGCAAATATTGAATGTCAACATGAAAGGTGCTAATAAGGAGCAGCAGATGGGTGATGTAGCGAGAAGATTGAAGAACTTGGCAAAAGATTTGGATATATGGATTATCGCCCTTTCCCAATTAAACAGGGACAATCTGAATCCGGTTCCTACTCTTGCACGGCTTAGAGATAGCGGACAGATAGCGGAAGCTGCCGATGTGGTAATTCTCATATATCGTCCGGAAGTAAAAGATAAGCCTTATCCGGATGAATTTAAGAACGTAAGCACAAAAGGTACTGCCATGATTGATATTGCCAAAGGACGTAATATAGGATTATTGAAATTCATATGCGGATTTGACGCATCAACAACCAGATTTTACGATTTGGATTGTGTGCCAATTGGTAATATGAATGATTCTATCCAAGAAGAACAGCCTTTCTAACAGGACATAATGGCAAAGAAAAAAGAACCCCTCTCCCCCGTCCACTGCCGCCAATGCTCATACGCCACAGACTTTATCGAGAACTCATGCTTTTGTAAAATTAGAAGCCATAGAGTGTGCGCTTGTGGCAGATACGGCAGGATATGCGAGAAATTCAAGAAAAAATGATTATGGACATAGAGATTGAAAAGAAAATCGAACAATTGGAGTATCAGCGCATGATTGATGAACTTGCAAAAGAGAGCAGAAACAAGAGTATGAACAAGGCAGAACACGCAAGGCAATGACCACCGACACGGCAAATCAGATAATCAGCAAATATGAGAGTCTTGTAGTTCTGTGCACCTACAACATACTGTTCACGAACGACATCTGTTGCGGGCAGGTTATCGAGTGTCTGCATGCGATGAAGAGAACGCCTTATTACAAACAGGCATTCAAGCGGTATTTGAATGATGCCGATAAGGCAAGAAAGGAATACGAGCGTACTGTAAACAGCGTTATCGGTTCAGACCGGAGCGAGTTTTTCGCCGACTGCAACGACAAGTATACGGAAGAAGTGAACAAGCACGTGGATATGCTGTATTGGCAGTTCAAGCAGGCTCTTGACGATAACGGCATATCCCATTCCGCAGAGATTGCAAGGTTCGAACTTGCAAGAACATTGTGTGATTACGCCTGCATCCAGTTTGACGAAAGGATTAAAGAACTTCGGAAGAAAGACGCACGGTTCAACGGGTTCACGTTGGAATATTTGAAGCTTTCAAATGTGGCAAGGGTGATGAACCTTGCTTCCGATAGTTTGAAAATCGGGAAAACGGTCAATATGAACACAGAGCGGTGCACGGCGGCGTTTGATGTGCTGGTAAGAAAGCTGTCGGATGCGGATAATATTGCCAACGCGATAAAAGTTTAGTGAAATGAAACTGATTTATAACCTTATAACCCTCCTCATGGACTGGCTTTCGGTAGAGGTTGGAGCGGATGAAGAGTGGTTCTGAATTATGGAAATGAAGAAAGGAGAATTGACACACGGCTCTCTGTTTAGCGGCATAGAAGGTTTTGGATTAGGTGCGGCACTTGCCGGCATAAAGACCGAGTGGAGTTGTGAATTTGAGGATTATCAATCATTAGTAATAAAGAAAAACTTTGGAGAAGAGCATGAAATCAACAGAGATATTAGAACGTATTCAAAACCTCCGTTTGTTGACATCATCAGCGGTGGATTCCCTTGCCAGGACATCAGCATTGCTGGAAAAGGTGTCGGAATTGTCGGTGAGAGAAGCGGCCTATGGTCTGAAATGTTCAGAATTATACGGGAAGCTAAACCCCGTTACGTTATCATTGAAAACAGTCCAATGCTCCTTGTTCGGGGATTCGAGCAGGTCCTATGCAACCTTTCCTCAATCGGGTATGATGCGGAATGGCAGTGTTTATCGGGCACCGACTTTGGAATACAACAGAGTCGGGAGCGATTATATTGTATTGCCTACTCCAACGAAGTCAACGGCAAACGGAGCATGCAAGAATCGGTATTTCGGAAGCCCTACTTATCGGGGCAATATACACGAGTATATCCGGGATGGCGAACAAGACAGTCAATACCCTCACCCCGATTTACTGGAAAGTCTAATGGGGTTCCCGACAGGGTGGACCGAACGGAGTGTATAGGTAATGCGGTGCAACCGATAATTGCACATTACCTGTTTGAGTGCATTAAGATATTCGATAACAAACTGACATGGTAAGGTAATATGAATGTTCATCAGACAGTCCCCCGCTTCGATTGCACCTCTTTCGCGAAATGTGGCAAGCATTCCCTTGCCTATTGCCGGAAGTACGGTGCATCCGAATGCGGGTCATGTGAAATAGTGAAGCGGAAACCGAGAAACCGGGTGATAGTGGACGGAATAGAACGTAAAGTGTGCAGCCGTTGCGGAAGATTGCTTTTGCTATCCTGCTTCTACGATAGAACGATTCACCGCAACGGGAAAGCATACCACATCAAAACATCATGGTGCAAAATGTGTGTTTCGGAAGACAATCGGGAACGGAATAAAAGAAAGGAAAACAAATGAATTTACAGACTTTATGCCACGGAAAGGATTTAAATGTGCCAAGTATTTTAATTAATTGAATATCCCATGAAAACAGTTAAACTTTCTAATTTAAAAGTAGGCGACCTTTTCATCCATAAAGGAACGGTACACGAGATTATTACAAAGAGTAAGTGGACTTCCCAATGTAGGTATCTAAATGATAAATATCGCTTCGGTGGTTGGTGTCAATACTTGTATTGTGATTTTAGTAATTACACAAAAGTGGAAATTTAATATTAGCATGTGGTAAATATAAGAAAATTAAAAGTTATTGATTATGAAACAGACAGTAGAAGAAGCAGCCTGCACTCATTGGAGTGAAAGTACATATAATAAAGATGCAGAGCTTGCCTATGATGAAAGAGACTGTATAGCTATCAAGGCATTGGCAAAAGCGATTGTATTACGGGCTTTTAAGAAAGGTGCAGACTGGCAGGCAAGGCAATCTCCGTGGATAAGCGTTGAGGAACAGTTGCCAAAAGAGGGGCAAAAAGTTTTTGTTTTGGTGATGTGTTATGGCACACCATGTATTCGAGAAGAAAAGTTTTGTAGAAATAGCAATTTAGACAAAAAGGGAATGTGGATTCACGGAAACAGTATCGTGCTGGCATGGTTTCCCATCCCCTCTTTCGAGGGGATACTCGAAGCCAACAAGGATGTACTGGAACGGATTAAGGAGAAAGGAGACTGAATTATGGATAAACAAACCAACAATATTTGCTGTGAAAAATGCAAGCATTATCTCCATGTGGTAGATAGAGAGAACCGTTCTCGCGGATATGTATGTGCTTTATGGCTGGACGGGATAGCTGGTAGTTTGGACTGGTTCTATCCGGATGTGAAATGTTTCGAGAAAAATACAAGAGATGGAAAAGTACAGAATTAAGACACATGGAGTATATGGCCATATTTTTGACGTTCAAGTGAAAAAGTGGTATGGATGGGTACTCGTTAAGAGGTTTAAGGCGGATGTGAGTTCTAACGACGCGATGATAGACAATATTTATTACTGTGAAATACTATCCAAGGAACTTTTGGAAAAATTGGAGGAGGAATTATGAAATCAAAACAAGTATTATCAATAGACCAAATGAAACATTTGCAGGAACTTGGATTAGATACGAGTGATGCAAGTATGATATTTCAAAGAGGTTCTGCCACAAGACACGAATGGGTACTTCATGTAATGGGGTATGCAGACATATCATTACGAGAAAAAGAATTTACTTACACCTTGCAGGATATTCTCAGCAAGTTACCGCGATACATAAATGACTTCGGTGTAATGTATAAGATGTGCGTTGAACCTCTTTTTTCTGGTCCTTGGGCTATAAGTTACCAAAGAGGCATATCTGAACCATTCATTTTTAAAGTTGCCGGAAATCTATTAGATGTAGCCTACGAGATGTTGTGTTGGTGTATTGAAAACAGGTATATTAAAACTAATCAGTTATGAAAGCAAAAATAAAAGCAACTGGAGAGATTGTAGAGGTTGAAGGCTTATTCGACGTTGGGACTGCCTTAGTGAATGGTAGGTATTTCAAAGTGTCAGAACTCGACTTCTTTGATAATTTTGAAACTATTGATTGGGAGCAAAGGCGTTATGAATTGGCGAAAGCTGCTATGCAAGGGTATTGTATTGCTTTAGGAATAAACGATGACAGTGAAACTTATGATGATATTGCAATAGGCTCTTTGAGGGTGGCTGATGCACTAATAAAGAAATTGAAAGGAGATTAATCATGGAAGTAAATAACGGAATAATAATAGACGGAGTGCTGCATGAAGCGGTACAAGATAATATTCATTGCGCCTCATGCTCTCTGTACGAGAAATGCGCAGAGGTGAACTACACAGCATGTATAACCGATTTGTTTAGCTGTGGCGGTTTTATCAATCGTGGCAAAGTGACATATATTAAGATAGATAAGGAGGAATAACTAAAATGGATATAGTACCTATTATAACAAAAGATAATCTTTCTAAGGAACAGATAGAATATCTGCAAAGCCAGCAAACAGAATATAAATTGGTAAATAGGATTAAGAAGAATCCGGGACATATCTTGTTCTCTTTTAATCGAAAAACAGGGGAAATCAAGAGAGCTTCTATTATACACAAGGTTGCTATTGGTTTTAATGGGCTTCCTGTAACCAAAGCTGAAACAGTTATAGAACCTGATTGCTATTACGACCAAGCCTTGAATGAAAAGAATTTTAGAAAGAAATTGAAGAGAATTGGATTGTTAAGTGTTTAAACGATTTGAAAACAAGTAACTATGGGATTTACAACACCGTGTTTTATACTAATGAACACATTAGAACTTCGGAAAAAGTTAGAATATCTAGGATATAAAATAGGCAATGAATACAGTATCGTCAATAAATTTTTAGCTACAGATAATGATGAAATGTTTGGGATTAAAAATCCTTATATTCCCGAAGAATGTAATGGATACATCCATTGCGGATTTAACGAAGAACTTTTCTTGGCAATAGCCGCATTGAGGGATGATACAGATGAAAATCAATGGTTCACTAATGGAGAAGAATGGGCATATCATCCAAAAACAGAATGTTGTTCACCATGTAATACTGTATATAGAACATTAGCTTTTGATTCTGTACCTAAAGATACTAATATGGGAAATTACCACAAGGCTACCGTAGAAGAGCTAATCGAACACTTTAAAGAAAAGGAGAAATGAACGATGCACCAGTGTGAATATTGTTGTTGGTATAATGATAGATGTGGGAATTGTGATTGTCCTACAGTTATGAAAAGACAAGCGTGTGAAAAAGCTAAAAATGCCAAAGAGTACAATGAAAAACCTAAAATAAAATAGTCATGACCGAAGAACTTGTAACATTAGAAACAGCGAAAATGCTGAAAGAGAAAGGGTTTAATGAGTATTGCAAAAATGTCATTAGCGATAAAGGCTTGATGATGGAAACCATATTCCGAACTAGCAAGGATTTACCTAAATCATTCTATTCTTGTCCAATGCAATCCATCGCCCAAAAATGGATACGTGAAACCAAGAACCTACATATTTCCATCATTAGAAACGCTTGTGGTTATGGCTATGATATATGCAAAGCTGACAATGGGACTCATATTATCAATGATTTATCAGATGGCCCAAATGATGGTGGGAATTGGGATGCCTACGAAGAAGCACTTGAAGCAGGATTACAGGAAGCATTAAAACTTATATGATTATGAAAGCAAACCTAATATTTTTTCTTGCGATATTCATCGTATCGGCATTATTCATCGGTCACCTCCGACTGACATTCTCACCGTTCAGTGTATCCCTACCCTATTGGCATAGGGCTGTAGGAGTTATTCTTATCGTTGCAGGATGCTTGGTTTACAACATAGGTGAGCATATGTCCGGTTACAAGAAAGGACTGGATGAAGGTATGGAGATTGTTTTGAAAGAGTTAAAAAAAAAGATACAATGAAGAAGATAATGTTCAATGATAAATATAGCCTAACCCAGGCTGTATTGGATGGTCGGAAGACTATGACGAGAAGGGCCTGCAAGTATGACAGACCAAATGAAACTTATGATATTGTATTCCCCGTTTTTGAACCAAATGATTACGATAATGACGGGAACATAGTATCTCCATTAAATTATGCTTTTGGTTGGAAAAACGACAAAGGAGACTTTACGGGTTGGAATATTCCAAAATATAAAGTCGGTGAGGTTGTTGCCATTGCGCAAAGCTATAGCGATTGTGGTAATATGCCTGATTACGAATTGGACGAAGATGGCTATCCTATAATGCCAAAGAGAAGCGGATTTTTTAATAAAATGTTTGTCCGCGCTAACCTCATGCCCCATCATATCCGAATTACCGACATCAAGATAGAACGGTTGCAGAACATTTCCGATGAAGATTGCTTTAAGGAAGGAATTTTTAAATGGGATGCTGGACAAAAGGATATTCCTTTTTATTCATTCCATTACGCAGATATACCCGACTACAGTAATCCTTGTGACGCCTTCGCAGAACTAATAGATAAAGTCTCCGGCAAAGGTACATGGGAATCCAATCCCTATGTATTCGTTTATGAATTTGAACTGATTGATTAAAAACGAGAAAAGATATTGATTATGAAACGTGAAATAAAATTCAGAGGGAAAAGTACTGATACGGGGAAATGGATATATGGATTTCTCTCTTTTTTCTATACTGCCGGAAGGGACGAAAACGGACTTATCCTCACAGACAAGGCAAAGATATATTCTCCGGAAGACTGCCGGTGTGATGACGTATGGGCTGAAACTGTTGGGCAGTTCACGGGCTTGCGTGACAAGAACGGTGAAGAAATATACGAAGGTGATATTGTTGAATGCAACGGAGATATATGCAAGGTTATGTACAGTAATCATTATGCCGGATTTGCGCTTGATAAAAAAGGTTGGCTATATCTCCACTTCTTTGGAGAAGCATTTAGTAATAAAGATTGTCTTGTTATTGGCAACATACACGATAACATTGAGTTATTGAAATAAAACAACCATGAGTAAATACATGAATTGGGAACTCTATGATAAACCGCCTGAAGGCTTCTCCATTGACAAGCATACTGGTTCTCCTTTGACCGGATACGACTTTTACACAAACGGGAAAAGCGTCTTAAACGGAGGAGTAAGAATTCTTGTAAAAGCTATGAATGTTCATGTTAACAACATAACAGACAACCATCACCCCGTGAAAAAATCTATCCCCAATAGCAAAGAACCTAAACAAGACCCGATGATTAACCGTAATGTGCGTCAACGGGTAAATGTCTTTGCACGCGAGAGGTTTAAAGTAAAGCTGCTACAAGAAATAGAATTTGATTTAATGGTGTGTCAACTCGAAGGCTGGAGCATGGAAAGCTACGTCAATGAGCTTAAGCAATTGATTGATGATGTTTATCGGAGAATGGTTAAGACAAAGAAAAGGAATATCGAGACTACCAGTAACCCAAAACTTGAATTTAAAGATGAATGAATTATATATACCTCCACAGCGATTAAACCGCAACCCTATTAACGGGCGGTTTTTGAAAGGAAGTATCCCCCATAACAAGGGGAAGAAATGGGATGATTACATCCCTTCGCATAAAAGGGAAAGTATGATTAAAGGATTAGCTTTAGGGAGAACGGGAAACCCTAATATAGCGGGCTGCAATGCAAAGAAAGTAGTAGCTATAAAGAGCGGACGGTTACAAGGTGTTTTCCAGTCCTCTAACGATGCGGAACGAAAGACTGGCATTTGCGCCCGTAATATCAGGAATTGCTGTTCCGGAAAGCGTAAACACGCTGGCGGCTATCAATGGTTTTGGGAAAGCGATAATAGTTGGTGTGAATTAATTATAAATGAATAATATAACCATGAGTAAATTAGAGCACATCGCCACAATTGATTACTGCTACTGGAGATTAAACAAGCTCAAAGAACAGCTTTCCAAGCCTAAATCGACTATGGAGCAGTTGGTTGATAAAGCCTGCGGTTATAATGAAGTAGAAGAAGTGAAAAAGGAAGCTATAACCCTTTTGGAACAGATTGTTGAAAGTAAAAAGGCTATCGGTGTGAATTATTCGGGAGATAGCAAGTTCCTTGATAAATTAAAGAACAAAGAAACGCATGAGTAAACTATACAAAGCAACCCTCTTCGGCAAATCATTCATTATAGGATGGTTCAGCCATGCGGACAAGTGGTATCATAAATTTAGTATAATACATTGGACATGAAAATTATATTTCTTGATATAGACGGAGTAATTTCCACGGAGAAGTCACATTATGTGCTTGATAAGGATGCGTGTGATTTACTTGGCAAGATTATAGATGCTACGGATGCCAAAATTGTCATTTCTTCGTCTTGGAGAAGAAACACGGTAGAAGATACAAAAGAGGAATTAACAACCGTAAGACATTTGGTCCCGTTTCCATTTCCATACGCTGACAGAATTATTGGAGTAACCATAAGAGCGTATGCCTACGTTATACAAGGTGTTCACCTTGGTATCCCTCGTGGAGTTGAGATAAAACAATGGATTGACACTCATATCCACTCTGAAAATGGAAAAAATTGGAACTATAAAGATATTGGGGTTGATTTTAATTACGTGATACTGGATGATGATAGCGATATGCTTCTTGAGCAAGCTGAACACTTTGTAAAGACTGATACCCTATTGGGATTGTCGAAAGATGATGTTGAGCGAGCTATTAAAATATTGAACCAATGAGAAAAGCAGACAGAATAATCAGAGACAGACATTCCCGCATCCCGGACAAATACAAGAAGATTGACACTGCGGTCAACGGGGATGCGGAAAGCCTTGCCGGACAACACAAGGAAGTGGAAAGAAGGCTGTTCCCTCTACGCCTTAACAAGACCACTGTTATTTACGTCACAAAAGACAAACAAAATGAAGCATATGCAGCGAAAGCACGTAAACGGATGGGGATAACAGAGCCGAAGAAACCTTTTGTCGACCCACTTTCGGAAGAAAACATTACCAAGTTGTACAAGGAAGAAAAGATACCACCCCGCAGAATGGCAGAGATGCTGAATGTAAGTGTAAGGACGATATATCTAAGATTGGCTAAGTATGGACTTACAAAAGTTAAATGCAGATAATATGAAAGAGAATAATATTTTAAACAAAGAGATTTATGCAGAGGCTATGATAGCAGCCTCTAAGGTTGATTTCCTTGAGAGCAAGGAAGAGATTAAGATGTATGCCACTTCGCTGTATAACGCGATGATATGGGGTAGAAAAGTAAAATATTAAGTTTTTTATTTGGCGTTATAGAAAAAGGGTGTATATTTGCAGCGTTACACATATTAAGAGGCAGGCGGTTGTCTGCTTTATGCAGGCATTTTTTATGCTTGTAAGCTAACGCTGTATATTATAGCGGTCTGCAAACCCGTGTGGAGAGTTAATAGCCTCCCAACTGCCTCTTAGGTATGTGTAACGGCGGGTTAATTGCAGACCGTCTTCTTTCTGCAATGCCATAAAACGTTACAAAAATGGCAAATGAATTAGTTTTTAAAGGTCAAAATGACCAAGTGTTAACCAATAGTATTTTGGTTGCTGAAAAGTTTGGCAAAGAGCCAAACGATGTAGTAAGAGCAATAGATAATTTATTGCAAAACGCTGATAATGAATGTGACGCAAAAGTTCGGGACATGTTCGTGGAATATACAGAAGATGTTCCACAGCCCAATGGAGGGGTGAAATCCGCAAGACGATTTATAATGAACCGAGACGGGTTCACTCTTTTGGCGATGGGATTCACTGGTAAGAAAGCCCTAAAATTTAAATTGGAGTACATCGCAGCATTCAACTCTATGGAAAACGCATTGAAACGGCATCTTTCTTCCGCACAGATGTTTGCAATGCAAGCGAACATAAACCTCGAATACGAGAAACGGATAGAGAATATAGAGAATGAGATTGCGGAAATAAAGAAAGAACGGGAAGAAAACGGGAAATTCTTATTGTCAGTGGCTATGTCTTCGGAAGAATTGCCGCAGCTGTCTATGCGTGACAACATCCGGCAGCTGGTAAACAAATACGCATCCGCCATGAATATAAGGCAGCAAGACGTATGGCACAAGATTTATGACCAGCTGTATTACCTATATCATATCTCCATACGGAACTACAAGAAAGCAAGACGAGACGAATCCAAACTTGAAATAGCGGAGAGAAATCATTTCCTTGATAAGATATACAACATCATATCCAATATGGTGAGAGAATCTAAAGCAGCCTAACCCTATCGCCAAGCCCTGCCCGTACCTATTCCGGGCGGGCTTTTACTAAAAGACTAAACAAATATTCATCATGGAAAGAAATACAACACCCGCTAAGAAGCAATACGACCTTAGCGCAATAGACGAATTATTCAAACATAGCATAACACCCGAAGAACTTAGAGGGGAGCTTATCGAACTGGTGTTTGATTACGCACAATACGTAGAGGAAGGTGCTACCGACTTGTTCAAATGTCACATGGGTACGCTATATGTGCTATATAAGGCTTTAGAGGATGTAAAAGAATTAGAGACACCAAGCTAATACCCTCACCAAAACAGCAAGCGGTATAACCCAATGGAGAATCCGTTCAAAGCGTTCTAAACGTTCCATTGGATAACCTGGAAAAGGCGGCAATAGTCCATGTAAAGGACATTGTCCGCCAATTCAAGCAGTTCATCTATGTAATCCCTTTTTCGCATCACGTTCAAGTTTTCTACGTTGTTGGCGGTTTATACCATTTGCTATGGCAAGGCTGTTCAGCGTCTCTTTCTGTTCGGGAGAAAGCATGTTATATACTTCTTCCCGTGATTTGCCTGATAAAATGGCTTGTACTATTTTCCACATAAGCTACGTCTGCAATGTTCACACAAAAATTTCTTCGCTACCGGGAACATCTTCTGTCCCACATATCCGCTAAGGTACTGCGCCTCTTCCCCGTATGGGTCGATGCCGAACGCCCGTGAGATATGCCGGCATAGATGCCCCTTTTCGTGGTCGAAAGAGTTCTGAAACTCTGCCGGGGAAGAGGTAAGAGCTATAACCATTACGGTCTGTCTGCTCCGGATATTGGAGTAAGTGATACCCGTATTCAGATTGCAGGAGCGCATGTTCTTATAGGCATTCACCAAATCCATCCCCCTGCATCCTACCCGCTGAAGGTCGGCGATGATGCGGTCGGTATAATAGCAGTCCACCGCATAATATACACGCACTTCCCAATCATAATCCGGTATGTAAAATTCCTGTATTATCATAGGCTACATCATCTGTTCCCACATGATAGGGTTGCCGGAGCCTATGCAGTCGGCATAGAACCGAGTGAAAGGCATTCCATTGTAAGCGTCCACATCATCTATGTAATCCTTAATGAACAATGCGAGATGTGCTTCGTCAGTGATAGAACTTTTGTAGTAATCCGACTTCGCCATGTTTGCCACGTAAACGCTGTCGTACCCTGCATCCTTCTCCAGGTTTATACTGTACTTTTTCAGAAGCTCCTCTACCTGCTCTTTGCTGATTGGCTCCAGCTTTTCTTCTTTACCCGTAGATTTATTTTCCATCTTCATGCGGGAAACAGCCCATAGGCACATCTTCTTGCTGAAATGCCATCCGTACTGGCTGAGATAGTCAGCCATTGCAGGCGGTATTCTGTCGTATGTATCTAATCTTTGTTTCATATTTTCCTGATTTTAAGTGATTGGCAAAAGAGGGGAATAATCCCCTCTCCATTACATGAACTCTCCGTTGGCGCGTCTGCGTCTGCGTTCGCCCATATCATCACCGTAAGGCTGTGAATCGCGGCGTTCGTTGTAAACCGGATATTCCGGGAAGTAACCCGGCATACGGCGTTCGCCCATATCTAAGCCGCCGCTATAGCTTCCACCGCGTGAACCACCGCTGTTACGATAGCCCATTTCACCGCCCTGCATCTCACGCATGGCTCTCTCGTAACCATGACGGCAACCCTCTCTATAGGCTTCTTCCATAGGATTACCGCCTCTCATACCGAAGTCACGGTCATATTCTCCGCGCCCTTCTTCCAATATTTCCCACATTCCCATATTATTTCTTTGTTTTAGATGTTTCAGCCACTCCGAGCTGTTCCATAAGCCGTTTGTTCAATTCCATAAGGTCGGACATGTTCTTGCTCATTTCTGCCATTTGCCCTTTCAGAGAGGATATTTCCTGTTCCTGACGTTGTTTCTCTGCAAATTCGGGGTTCAAGAGCGTCAGCATCTTATCACATCCCGCAATGACAGAATTGTGGAAGTCCATGCTATTGATAATGTCTATGCTTTTCTGTTTCATAGAAGCGACCTCGTTGTTCATCGCATCACGAGAGCATGACACCACGATATTGCCGTTCTGCCCGAAGTCGGCTATATCCATGCCGGCAGGTAGATTTTGGAAAGTAGTGTTCTGCCCGTTGATACAGACAACGACATCCACAACCATTTCCATTTGGGGCAACTGTCCCATAGGGGGTGCCATAGGATATTTCGGCTTGGGAGCGGAAACGCTGACTACCGGACCGTATTCGATAAACGGGTTAGCATCCTTATGAAGTATATACAACTGGTTATTGGTACGAAGTGATTGAAACATATTGGTTTGATTTTAAAGGGGTGTGGCTATTTCCATTTTGGAAACAACCACAAAGCCCCATGTTAACTACTTGCTCTTTTGAGCGGTTGCTTCTGCTGTCGGAGTCGGTGCCGGTGCGGTTGTCGGACGATACCCACCGTTAACAAGGAACAGTTCGTTGGTGTACTTGTTATAGTGGATTTCGTAGATACCCGTTCCGGCAAGGTTGCCGACAGTCACCGGCTCATTGTTGTAAGCCAGCAACGGTCTTGTATCCCCATTAGTCCCTATCAGTATCGGGAGTGTAGCAGTCGTACCGGCAGGTATCGCCTGGCGGAGACTGACATAGAAACCGCCTACATAGCTTCTGTTACGGAACGCATGGTTAGGCAGCTCCAAAGTCACGTTCTCCGTGCCGACCGTTACGGCTACCGTAGGAAGGGTATTGAAATTAGCCCTTCCAATAGTAGGGAACAAGAAAGGAAATCCTGTAAAAAAGTTAGGCCACATAATTACCCCCTTTCTTACCGGAATTAACCCCAGTAGTTGTTACAACCACAACCGCTACGCCCATACATTGCATCACCGGCGTAAGCACCGAAAGCCGCAGCACGAGCTATCTCAGGGTTAAATGCTTGCAATTGCGGGTATGGCACTGCTACCGTAGGTGGCATCTTGCATTTTATTCCATCGACATCGGACTGCAATGCCTGCAAGCCTGCTGCCAAAGGAGCAATCTGTTGTCCTACTGAATTCAGGATAGTAGCATTCTGGTTACGCTGGGAGATTTCAGCAGTCAAAGTGGCTTTTTCTGCTGTAAGAGCCGCAATCTTGTCCTGCAATGCCTGGTTCTGCATGGCGTCCAGCTTTGCAAGGATAGCATTGGTATTGGCGGTAGCACCGTCACGCAATGAAAGTGCATTCTGATTGGCTGTGTTGACAAGCGCGTTGGTCTGATTGCACATCGCAAGCTGGTTCTCATAGCCCATTGTGGTAATGGCGTTCTGAGTCTTGCAGCAGCAATCTGCAATCTGAGCAAGAACAGCCTGATTTCCGGACTGGAATGCGTTGATGATTTGCTGGCTTGACATGCCCACCTGATTGCCAACATTGGCGATAAGTCCCTGGATGTTGCACAAGGCGCTCTGTAACTGTTGGGTAGAGCAGTTCAAAGAAGAAGCAAGCTGGTTGATGGCATTGCCATTGCCCTGAATGGCTGACATCAGGTATTCACGACCGACATCACCGTTAAGCTCGGCAGGCAGACCGCCACCATTGCCAAAGCGGTTGCCAAAGCCGTTGCCGCCCCAACAGAACCACAAAAGGATAATCCAGATGAACCACCACGAGCCGCCCCATTGGTCTTGGCTGCCACGTCCCTGGTTCAGTAAAGCGAGAAGTCCGGGGTCTACACCCTTGCTTCCCATCAAGTTGGGCAACATAGCCATGATGTCGAATTTGCTTCCGCCACCATTTCCGTTGTTCCCGTCTTGGTTGAAGACATACGTTCTTTCCATAGAGATTTATATTTTGTATTACGGTCAAAATCAACCGCATCACAAAAGTATAAATACCGATACTGCCATGAAATCAGTTGTTTCCCAACGATTTCTTTATATTTTCCCAATATATTCTCAACATTTTCCCGCCTTTCATACGTTCTTGGAAATTGGAAATCATGTAGTTTATCGCGCGTTTGGTTTTGTGGATTTTAGGAGCTATCTGCGAAGGATACATCCCCCTTTCAACAAGCAACTGTACAAGCAAATAGCGGGCGTCTACGGTTTCCGCATCCTTATCCGAAGATAGTATTCGGCTGGCGGTAATTTCGGTCTCCTGCGCCACGAGATTGATTGTTTCGGCAAAGATTTCTGACTTACACATAGTTTTTCTGAATTTTATATTTATCTTTGCCCTGCCACATAAAATATTTGATTATATACGAACAAAGCATAAGATACCGTGTTGAAGATATTAAAGCCTCCAACGTGCGGTGTCTTATGCTTTTTTCAAATTTTTATGTGGCAATAATTATTTGAACGTTGGGGGCTTTCTTTATACTCTAAGCCCCCGAAAGAGTGTCAGCTACAAGCCAACTTCTACATCGTTAATTTCTTTCTTACCATACAAATAGATTATAACTTATTCCTGCGCCTACGTACATGCCGCCTGGATACCCATATCCAGCCTGCAACCCCAATCCCCAACGCTTTTTCTTCGGCTTGATGGGAACCGGATGATAGATGTCATTTGTTACTGTCTGATAAACCGTCTTAGGAAAGACCTGCATACTATCCAGCCGCGGGTCTACATATCCGCTCACCACCGCACGATACAGGCTATCTTCATATACAACCCGTTTGCGGTGAAGTAAAGTATCACCTATACGTACTGTGTCATTCGGCAATATCTGCCAAAAGACCGCTATCGGTGCGGAGATAAGAACCGTGTCAAGTTTGACAACTGTCTGTATCTTCGTCTCGGTACGTATTTCTGCCGGGAGAGGCTCGAGCGGGCGGAACCACGCCACCACACAAGTGATTGCCAGCAATACAATCAATATACAGGGTAGTTTTTTCATGACCTCAACAAATAATGATTTACAACCATACCAGCACATATTGCGGCAACTCCACACAGCAAGTCTGCTTTGCTCCAATTGCCGTTATAGTAGTGACAACGGTCGCTGTTCTCCTTAACGAAGAGCATCAGCAGTGCAGTGCTGCCACCGAATACTATGGCGGTGGATAGATAGACCACCGCACCTAAGATGTTATTTCTCATACCATAAATAATTAAATAATTAGTAAGATACTACACCGTAGCTCCACTGGCATCTACCCATGAAGAACCGTTCCACCATATAGGTTTACGCAGGGTCACATCAAAAAATTGAAAACCATTATCTGCATTGCCAGGACGTTGTGAAGTAACTCCTACATTTAAATATGGAATTGCGAGAAAATCAGTAATCGGACTTTTTAAATTCCCACTCGTTGACACCAAGACTCCCTGATTGTAAAAAAGATGCGGGTATAAAGCTTTGTCCGGTATATCGTCCTTTACCGGTTTCCACAGCAATACCGATGTCTTCATGCTTGACCAGGTAGAATCATGTTCACCGATTAATGCACAGTCTGAAAAATCCTGAAACGATAAGGTTTCAACGTCATTAACCGAACTGAATCCAACAACAACTTCTTTTTTCCCGTTAGGTGACTCTCTGTATACCTCAAACCCATAGTTCTTACCAGGGTTTATATAGAAATATGGTGTTTTCTCTTTATCACTATCGGTAATATCTATATTAAACGCACGTTTGGCAATAGGTATATTTTCTCCACACAACAGATATATTGTATATTTATAATTTCCATTCTCCCGATTATTAATAATGTTACCGATATCCCTTAATTCAATATTTTTTTTGTTAAAAGCATCTATAACATACGGGCGCATACCTAATGAAGTCGTTCTATTATAATTATAATAACAGGCTTTGTACCAATTTGTATCAACCAATGTCCCCCCTATTCTACAGTTGAGAAACACGCAATTCATATCCACAATATCAGTATTGTTCAAAAATTCAGGCATTGTCATATCTCCGGCTTTATCCCATAGCCCTCTAAAATAACAACCAATATATGTTACGCCTTGATTTTCACTTAATATCCTGCTATTCATATAAAAATAGCAGCCTATAAAGTTGGCTTGAATGAGACCTCCACTACCTTCAATTGTAACTCCGCTGATTTCCCAGTGACAGCCGGTAAAATTAGCTTTGATTTTTTGAGTTAATGTTATATTGCTTTGTATGCAATTAATGAAGTTAGTATACAGTCCTCCTCTGAATGTACCTAACTTATAATCAAAAGTCCTTTTTTCGTTATACCCTCTGAATTCATTTACCGAATTAAATATCCAAGCATCTCCCGCTAACTCTTGTCCCTCATTCATTTTGGATATAGTACCATCCCTTAACACCACATTTATAGCATCAAGCCGGTATGTTACATCTGAATAGGTGTCCTCCCATGAATAATAAATGACATTATGCCAACGCATGACATCAATATATCTATCAGCCAATGCCAGTATATAAGGAGCCCGCCTTATACTAATATTGTCCAAACGTACAGGAGCCCCACTGATTATGACAGGAATTTGCCAATTACGGTATTTCGTATCGCTGCCTTTAGACATGATAAAACCTTCTTTGATTGAAAGCCCGATAGAAGAGTATGCCGATCTCCAATCATTTATTCCATCATTCATGTTTATGACAATATGGAAATCTATGAAAGAAGACATATTCATGTCAATCGACAATTCATTCAAAATCTTTGCATCTATGTCTTTGGTAAACAGATAAGTCTTCTTATTGGAACATCTTATACTGCGACATATCCGCACGATTGCATTAAATGCATCAGAGCTGTCTGTTTTACCGTCGTTGGACGCGCCAAACCATTCCGGCATTAAGTATTTGTTTTCTACATCCCCTTTGATATTCAACGCATTTAAAAAACGCCCCCCATTAAATTTTAGAATACACCCTTCAGGAATGCTTATCTCAGCGCCATCCAAATCAAAATCATACCTGATTTCGTATATAGTATCAGGCTGATTTATCATTTCCTGGGTAAGAATATTCTTTCTACCAACAATATTCCTACGCAATATCTTATACCCCTTGCCGCTGAATCTGTCAGGACTAAAAGGGCGGTCGGCAAATTTTAAAACACTTAAGTTTTCCCCTTTGTCTACAGACACAAGGTCTTCGTCATCCGCAAGACCGGAACTAATGAAACTCTTTAGGGCGTTAGGGGTGATAGAACCGTTTTCTCTGTCTTCTTGAAATGGAAACTGCTCATTACCCGTCAAAACGTCTCTTTTGGGGAGTTGTCCAATTTGTTGTCCTTTTTCTGTTTTCTCTTCCATACTACTATTTATTTTTACTTGTAAGCAATATCGGCTTTCCGTTAGTCAACAACAATGGAGCGTCATTGGCTAATAATAAAGCCCCTCCGTCAGGAAATGGATGCGGCTTATTTCCGCCAGCACCGGGAAACCCTATGGTAAGTATGCTGATTACGGGAATGCCGATTATAGGAATGCTGATGTGAGGGGTAGTGATTGGTTTCATAGGCTATCCCTCTTTAATCATTTTGGCTTCTGACACTTTCGTAGCACTTCTTATTGTAATTTCCATACCTGCCGCTATGCCAATAAGACGAAATATCACATTGGAAGGACCTAAGGCTTGATTGGCATTTGGGGAAAGCGGTATAGGATTCATACCTTCAATATTGGCAAATACAGTCACCATTCCGCCCTTGTTCTTTATCTGTATGGTAACGGGATTACCGTCACTGACAAACGTTGCGTAATACGCTGTTTTGCCTTCTTCTTTTTGAAATGATAAAACTTCTGCTGCCATGATGTTTACTTTTTAGAGTTTCAATACTTGGTTTCTGTTTCCTTCTCTTCGGTGGCTGACGTGTACCCATGAGAAGTTTTTCTCATCAATAACCTGGTCAAAGGGAAGCTTCAATTCTTGTATAAGGTTGAACAGTCTTTTGTTCTCTTTCGGGGTATTTGGAGTACCGACAATATCGGCAGCGCACCCGTTCATGTGGTCGCTTGTTTTAGAGCCGCCTACTGCTTTATTAAGAGCGGGGCAACGGTATCCGCTTGTCACTGTGATAGGTTTTCCGTAAGCCTCTCTTAACGGGTCGAGGACATTGTCAACCAACGCTTGCGCATTGGGAAGCAGTTCTTGCGGCAATCTGTTGTCTATAGCTTTCTTATCAGCCGTTTCGCTTTTAACCAGTTCTGCAATTGTAAAGTATCTCATGTTATTCCTCCTTTCTAAAATATTTGTCATAAACTAAACGAGCCACCCATCCGGCAACAACACCGACACCGAATGATACGACAGTAGTCAAGTTCACCCAAAACGGTGTGTAGTGCATGTAAAGCATAACTCCCACGATGATAGCGATAACAATCGCTGCGATAATCAGTTTCTTTTTCATTTTGTTACTCCTTATCTTTAGTTATTATTTCATTCATATCTTCTTTCTCGACATCGAGCACTTTCTTTCCGAATAATCCCAACGCTTTCAGTAAATTGAAATTATATCCCTTTGGCTTCAAGATATTACTTATGATAGAGCAGAACTCTATAAAGCAGACAAACAAGCATGAATACACATCAATATTCCATTTATTGCCGGAAGCAATGTTTATCATCACCACCATACAAACAAAGGCAAAGTATGTCACCATTTTACCCATAGTACGGCGCACAGCACTTGAAAACCGAAATTCTTCACCCAATAGCAGGCATTTCCTTATCCCGAACATTAAATCGCATACAACGACTGAAAATGTTACTATTAGCCACGGTATCATGTGTTCCAATGACTGTGCAATAAAACTACTTGCTATTACCGAGAAACCACCCGGTATGCTTTGGGTAATAATGTTATTCTTCATCTTATCGTTATTTGTCAATTATTCCTATCTTTGTGTCTCTTATCAAATAAGCGAACTACTGTCATTCCGTTTTGCTCGTGAGAGTAGGACGGGATTTTCATATCTTACCGTAATAGCGGAACCATGCACCCCATTTACGTTCTTTCAGATAGTTCGGATTATCCTGGTTGAGTTTGGCTTCCATTTCAAATGCGCTCGCACGGTAAGCATTTTTATTGACCTCTCCGTCCCCAATCTTGTTGTCTGTAAACAGATGGTATATAAAGCTCACAAACCATTCTGTCAAATACAAAATGTAGTAGAATAGCGGGATAAGTAACAGCCACCATGCACTGACATGGAACGCCAGCAATACGGATGGGATAGCCGCTATCTCCATACACTCGAAGAACTGTTTCTGATGTGTCCGTTCATGGCGTATGATTGTTTCGGACAACTCTTTCAGCTTCGTAAGGATGAAGCCGAAGAGCATGATTGTTGTGTAGCCGCCAAAGAGTATCAGTTTGGCGAGCCGGCTGTTTAAAAAGATTAGTTTCATCATATTTTGTCAAATATTATAAAGGCTGGATGAAATCCTATATTCATAGGCATATCTACGTTAATAAGATCAGTTCCTATTTTTTTATCATAGCTTGTTGTCTCTCCCATATGAAGTATTGTTAAAATATAAATATCCTCATTGGACTGTAATTTTACATGCGTGTTTCCGCTGTATGAATACCACTGGATGTGCTGTTTGGGAATGATAGTAACATCATCATTCCTTGTTAAAGTCAACTCTTTGCTGCTAAGGTTAGCAACTAATATGCTTGTTGTATTGGATGCATTAAAATCCGGTGCAATGGTAATCTCCTTTAGTAAATTTGCTACTCCCCCAGCCATGATTTGACTACTACCCACAAACAGCCCAGCTCCAGCCGAGCCAACTCTAAGATTACTGTTTTCGTTACTCATAATTGTTGTTTTAATCGGTTACACAATATGCTGTATTGGCATCCTTAGAGCCAATAGCCTCGTACTCGGCAGCGGTTTTCTTGGTGAGGGTGGTGAGGTTGTCGGATTGAACTAAATTATTAACTATAAACTTATATCCATTTGATGCGTTATAACTCATAAATACTCTTGTTGTTACTAATTCAAAAGCATCACTATCAGTATTTGCTGAATAAATAAATATGAAAGATAATTCATAATTTCCATTAGAAGAATGATATACATGATAGTCTCTAATATACATTTTTTCATTAGTTGTTCTATTTATAAACACTAATGCATATCCATAATCTAAAGCATTATTTACAAAATTCTTAAAATTATCTATTGTATTAAATACATAAGTTATAGCAGTTTCGGCATCACCATCTTTATAATATGCAGGCGTTCTAAGATAGCTTAAAAATTTATCGTTATTTATTTTAAAATACAATGTAACATTATCGTCCACATACTTCTTCGTTGCAGGCTGGTAATCGCCCGTAGGGGTGAATGATGAAGTGTTGGTCTTGGTGAGGACGTCGGAGTCTTTGACGAGTTGGAAAGTACTTGCCTCCCCACAACGGGCTGTAGTGCCGTTATCCTCCAAATAGAAATGTAATCTTCTTAACTGCCGGTCTTCGTTGTAGATATTTAAAGATAACGCTCCCGATTGTTTGTTTGAAGCGAATTTGACAGAATATTCTACAAGAGTATAGATATGTCTTAGTGAGCCTAATGACGGTTCTCCAATCTGCACCAAGTAATTATTTGCGCTCAATTTTTCAAGCAAATCCTTGTATTTATCTATACCGCCAAATGTAGCAAATATCTCTTCCGAGGAGGAACTACCTGTCAAGTCAAGTATTTCTCTCGGCAGAACAATAACATTTCCTCCCGCTATCTTCCCCTGACTTACCCATTCACCGTTCACCCATGCGTAGTAATCATAAGGGGCTTCCGTACCTACAGCCATGAACCCGTCAACTGCCGAACCGTCGGGAACGGCAGATTTCAAGGCTTCAAGGGTATCGTATTCACCAGCCACACGGAAAGAGCTTCCCGGTTCGCCTTTGCAATAAATATCCGTCTTGTCGAAACTTTCCGTATCCTTGTTATACACATAGACATAGTGGTCTTTGCCGATGTATGTCGGATTGTTGGCAACCTTTTCGGCATCTTGGGCGGCTGTATTAGCGGCGGTGGCTTTCTCTTCGGCATTGGATGCAGCGTTGTTTGCGGATTGGTTAGCCGCTTCTGCTCCTTCTTTAGCTGCGTTGGCATCGGATGCAGCTTGTGCCGCCAGTCCTGCTTTCTCATTGGCGGAATTTGCGGCTGTCTGTGCTGCTGTGGCGTTCTCTTCTGCTTTAGTAGCGGCTGCATTTGCCTTATCAGCGGCATCCAAAGCGGGAGCAGCTAACAATTCAAGTGGGGCACGTACAATAATGTCCTCGCCGTCTTTCTCTTGATATGCGGGCAGAGAACTTATGCCAGTAAGCGTTTCTGCATTAGGGACGTCACCAACACCTTGCGACTCTGTTTTAAGGCGGGCAACTATTTCTTGATAATCCTGTTCTGTCCAAGCCATAATTATTCCTGTTTATCGGTTACTTCTTCCGGTTGATTGTTGATAGCACGATTGAGCGCGTCAATGAAGAAAGGTTTGCAAAAAGCATTTGCATGCTCTTGTATCAGGGATACTTCTTCATCACTATACTCTGTCTCTTCATTGGAGTTGTATATCTTCAAAGCGAGTGCATGCGATGCGATACCGTTACCGTTCCGGTATAATACATTCGCAAAATTCTCTCTACAATCTATATTTTCACAATGCTTACGGGTAATGTCCGTAGCAATCAGTAATTGTTTAAAATTTATCTTTTTCATGAACTTGGGTATGATTTAGTTAATCTTCCATCTTTATAAAAAGAAAGTCCGTCGATACCAAGAGACACTTGGTATCTTGACCCACTTAAATTTGAAATCATTGACAATGACCCTGCAAAAAGGGTGGTAGACCCAGTTAAGTTGCCATCACTTGCTATATTGTCTAATTTTAATCTTGGGTAAGTAACAGAAGTACCTCCGGCTCCACTATCAAGGAATGAAATTCCACCCACATCATATCCTTTTGAATTATAAAACTTTAGACTGTTTGAATTTGGGTCTATTTCTATTTTTGTACCTGACGAAGCGGTTGATATTTTGCCGACAATGCTAACATTCCCATTTTCGTCTACCACCAAAGAGTTGTTAGGAGTTCTTACATTTTTAAACACCCCGCTGTTTGCATTTATCTCTCCTTCAAAATATCCACCAATAGCCTTTATTGTCCCGTCTGCCTGAATAGACACATTCCCGTTGGCGGATATATTTCCGGTAAAGTATATGTTTTTGGAAACAACGGAAATGTTATCAAGTGCCACATTGATTTCAGAACCTAATCCGTCTTTTTTGACATATAATTTAAGTTCATCGGTAACCCCATTGATGTCCAGCCCCAACTGCGTTACATCTTCCTCTATTTTTGTAACAGATAATTTGAGGTTTTCCGCTGTCTGCTCAATCTGCGAGAACCTTTGATTGTTGCTTTCCGAGAGTTCCTTTACTTCCAGCCTGATACTTTCCGCAGTCTGCTTTATTTCGGAACTTAATTTAGTATACAAATCCTCGAATGCGTTTTCGGCAAGAGCCAGCGAATGTATGTATATATCCCCCGTAAACTTCAATTCAAAGTCGCCCGTTCCGTCCCATGTGCCGGAATACTCTTTCATTGCGTATTCCTCACTCGGTTCAAGACGTTCGGTGGAATGCAGGTTCTGACCAGGAAATCCTATTGTCAGCGTTCCGGCTGTAGCTACCTTATACCGGAAAGAGATAAAGAACTTCTTCGGTTCTTCCCCTTCCTCATAGGTAGGCTTATTGGCTAAATCAGCATTTGACTGTTTAATTCCGGAAGAAAGGATACGAAGCACATTTCTATCCCCATCTCTGATGATGGCAGCCATAGCGTCCTTACGGGAATAGAACTCCCCATTCACTAATAAGAATTTTCCGTTTACGGTGAAGAAATGAACATCGTTCTTTGTCTCCCAACCGTTCGTATTGCTTGCAAATGATGCGTTATACAGATAATTATCCTTTGCCTGCACCTCGTCAAGCACTTTGGAGATTTCAGAGTAAATCAAATCTTCCAGTATCTTGAATTGGGTCATAATGTTTATTCCCGTTTTCAAGATAAAGTCTCCCATGAACTTGTTGCCTTGCGGACTGATAACCGTCACTTCCTTACCTGCTAAAGAATAAGAATTTATCCCTGCATACTGGTGGATACTCGGTGCATCATCGCCATACACAGACAAGGTGATTGCGTTCTGACGCTTCTTGTCTGTGCGGTTACCGAGCTGTACAAGACTGTCGCCTTCCTGCGGTGTGCCACTGTTGGCGTCACAGTCTGTTTTGCTGAGGTCTATATAATCCTCACCAACACCTACACATAAGCGCCAATAATAACGGTTGGATACATTCTCGTAGATACCCGGCTTGATATTGAAGTCTTGAAAACGTATCTGGTCACCTTCCTTGAACGGGTTCTCGATAGCCGTTTCTCCATCATCCACCAAAAGATAGCAACGCCAAAAATCCTCGTGTTCTTCCACCGTTCCACATTTCATTCCGGCAGCGGTGAACATGTAGTTCCCGCCTGCATAAGAGAGTTTCTTTATCTCCAGTTCGGAGAACATCGCTTTGATACGCACAAAGAGTTCGTCCACTTCAATGTAGGATTTACCCGTCTTGCCGTCTACTTTAATAACAAAGCCTTCACCGAGAGCACCGGAAGAAAAGTTCATGGAACGAATATACGAAGAAAGGATGCTTTCAGAGCGTAGCCCTTTCAAAAAGTCAACTATAAAACTGGTTTCATCGGGTTGGTCTTTCCGAATGAATTTTTTTACAAATTTTGCAAATAAATCATTGTAATTATTCGAGTTTCCCAACTTGCTTCCTATAATATCTCCTGCTATTTCTGCAATGGTACTTCTTAGAGCGGAAGTATTTGCCGATAATTTATCTGTAAGTTCAACAGAGACATCATATAAGCAATTGTTATCAGCCTTGCAAGTAAAAGCACTTACATACATAAGGTATTCATGATTATTATACCTTATATAAACTCTTGCATTTTCATTTAGCACGTTCCATAAATAACTATTTTCGGCAAGGAAAACTCGTGAAAAGTTTATTGAAAAAGTGAACTTTTCATCATTATTCTCTGACATATATTTTATTAATGCCTCTTCCAATCTTTTTTCTGCGGCAATTATAAGAGGATTGGGCATTTTGATACCAGTTAGTACAAATTTATCACCAATAGCAGGTCTGTAGTTATTGGTGGCATTTGGCATAACAACCCCAAAGGAGCTATTATCTTTTTTTACAGCAATCCATACTTCGTTTTTGGAAGTATCTTGCTGCCTCTCAATATATTTCGATGTGTTAGAGGTAACTTTTTGCTCAAAGTCTCCTGTTGGTAAGTTCCCGAAAGAATCTACCAATACAGGATTGAATGCCCTTCCCGGCTCATTGTCCTTATAGGTAACTCCTA